TTTACGGTGGGTTCTGAGGGGTATGTCAAAATACTATCAGCAGGGAGTTACTACGGTTATCCCCTCGCAGAGGGCGATACCGTCACGGTACATCGAAAACAAAGTAAAAAATCACTGCCGGTTAAGTTCAAGGCTGGCAGAATTGGAGGTAAGAAGAAATGATCCCGAAGCATGGCCCCTTTTGGTTGACGATAAAGGTTATATTACCGAAGGAACCGGAGCAAATTTCTTCATTTGTAAAAGAGATAGGCTTATTACTCCAGAACCCCAAGACTGTCTCCGAGGCATTAGCAGGAACTTTATCCTTTCCTTGGCCCGATCCAATGGCATTGACTATCGAGAGCGGGACATTGGATCTTTCGACGCTATCACCGCCGACGAAGCCTTTTTCACCGCTACACCGTGGTCTATTCTCCCGGTTACTAAAATCAATGGGACGAAAATTGGGAATGGGAAAGTCGGAAAGATGACGGAGTTTCTTTCAAGTAAGTGGGAGGAAGAAGTCGGATGCGAATGGAGAGAACAGGCGAAACTTTGGGATGAAAATGCTTGATGCTCTATACATAGGAGTCCTTACGATGATAGCACTGTTACCGATAGGGCTAAGTGTTTTTGATAAGTGGGACGAATGGGAAGAAACTACTGCTGGCAAAATTGTGCCTTCCATTATCGGACTTTTAATTCTCATGGCTTTTGCTGTGAAGTGTAAATAGGCGAGGAGATGGGATGGAAAAGTTTAAACACATAAATTGTCCTAATTGTGGTAGTAAGAATACAGTCGTTGGCGAAGGCGATGATCTTTCCACAACTGGACCAACTGGTATTTACGTATGGTGCAAGAAATGTAAACATCGCAACGCGGTCGGCTACATTGGCGGTACAGCTATGGCTGGTGATTTTAAAAACTACAATAAGCGAATTTATTTCAAAAACAAAAAATGCTGAACGGGCTTAGCCAAATAGAGGAGATAGGATGGAGAATAATGATAAGTTAGGTTATGATGAGGTTTGCATTTATTGCTGTAAATCCCACAGGAAAAAGTCCACGCAAATAAGATGCCAGAAGAAATACGACGTTAATTGGATTAAAGTTGAGAGCAAGGGTGAAATCTTTGTCGTAAATCGTACTTGGTTTGATCGCATGAAGCCGCTGCACATAGATCAATGCTGACCGGACTTAGCCAAATCAACATGCAGGCAAGGCAATGGGATGAACAAAGCAAAAGTTGAAGCCTTTATAAAAGAATACCGCGCTCTGTGCAAAAAACACGGCATCGTGATCGGCGGTTTTGATGATGGTCCATTTCTTGCGAAAATTAACCAATACAATAAACTTGAAGAACTCATTCGCCACATGATGAAAAATAAGGTTTGGGATTCCTGATGCTTAACGGCCTTTCACAGATAAACATCGAACTTACTTCCCGCTGTGACAAGCGCAATCTTTGTCAATTTTGCGGGCACCAGGACGATGAGATAAACCCGAATAAGAAGGGAAGAATGCTTTTTATGTTGCTTGTTCGGATCGCAGATCAGTTACCTGATGGCATTGTTTTACAGATGCACAGGGATGGTGAACCGACAGCCTATGACTTCTTAGGTGAAGCTCTTTTTTATCTTCATCCTCGTTTTATCGTTTCCATCCTTACCCACGGAGAGAACCTAATTCAAAAGGCCGATGAGATTATTAACCACTGTACGTCCCTCACCGTTTCCGCCTTCAACGGCGACCCGGATATGGAGTGGCAGATTGAAAACATCAAGAATTTTCTTGAACTCAAAGGCGACCGCCCGCCTATGGTAAACATCAAAATTGTCGGCTTCATGCCGCCAGAAAGAGAGAGAATTTATGCAAGTCTTGGAATTCCGATCATCAGAAGATTACTCCATGTTCCTGACGGAAATTATAGATACGTTCGACGCCATCCAACCGTACCAGAACACGGCATTTGCCTCGACTTTTTGCATCACCCGTCCATTGATTGGAAAGGGCGGCTCTTTATATGTAACCGTCTTGACCCGTCCGATGCTGGCCTGCTAGGGGACTTAAACGAGTCCACCCTAGACGAACTGTGGAACTCACCGAAGCGGATGGAAATGTTAAGAGCGCATATGGCAGGACGGCGCGATCTGGCTAATCCTCTTTGTGCTCGTTGTATTTATTTCGGCGTCCCTTCAGAGATGTAAATGGCTTATAATCCAGTAAGACAAAGAGCATACTATTTAATTTATCAAGAACAAAAGCGAGAGTATGCTCGACAATGGAGAAAAAATAACCGTGATAAAGTCAAAGCACAAAAACGTCGTCCCGGCGCTCGCGCAAGTGCTTCGCGTTATTACTATAGACATCAAGAAAAGTTGAACGAACGCGCAAAAATATGGCAGGCGATACACTCAGAGCGCAGTAAGGCCAATAGTAAGGCATATTACGAACAACGCAAATTAAGCGATCCCAATTACAATAAGAAGCGGGCACAGAAATACAGTAAGCAACTTGCCGAACAACAGAAAAAACGCAGGGCAAAACTAAGGTTGGCGCGACAGGAATCTCCCGAACTTGATAAACGCGAACGTGAGCGGCAGCGAGTTTCCACCCAATTATGGAGAATTAAAAACCCTGACAAAGTGAAACTTAAAGGAATTGTAGATTTTCATAGAAGGAAAGCGCGACTGATCGGGAATGGGGGATCATTTTCTGCTAAAAATATCGAAATTTTGGAAGTTAGGCAGAAAGGGAAATGTTACTGCTGCGGTAAACCTTACGGCAAATTTCATATAGACCATATATGGCCGGTAGCAAAAGGTGGTAGCAATGGGCCGGGAAATATTTGTTTGGCTTGTCCGCCATGCAATTTGTCTAAACATGATAAAACCCCGATGGAGTTTGCAGGAAGGCTTTTTTAATGACTGACACCGAACTCCTCACCGCCTACCGCAACGCAAAGGGTCTGACAGAATCCCTAGAGCGTTTACTGCTTTCAAAGGGATTGCTAAAATGCCGGCAATGCGGAATAGCGCATCCGATGGGAACGCCGCACATGGCTAAACCACAAGGAACGATAGCGACCCTACTTAGTAGAGTGGAGGTATCAGGATAAAAAAAGACTTGACACGATTCTAAAATGGGTGTAGTGAAAGTAAAACGACGCTAAATTAGCGTCAACATTCCCAAGCTCGCCCCGCGAACGGTAAGCCACCTTGGACTGAAAATCCATAGGTGGCTTTTTGGCTTACAGCGAGTCCAAATCCAAAAACGGTAAAGAAACCTCAAGTGACCAGGAATTACTTGTCCAACTGGATGAGTGGATTCGCGCCGACATAGAGCATCCTACTTGGGTATCTTGGCGGGAAAACGCCCTAAAATGCTTTAGATATAAGGAAAATGACCAGTGGACCAAAAAGGAACTAGCAGAACTAGACGAGCGCGGCCAACCCCCTACTGTCAATAACCAAATCAGCGTTACCATCAATCGCCTTGTAGGCCAGTTTGTCAAAATCAAGACCCGCATAGGCTATCGGGGCCGTAACCAGCCCCAGGATCAAAGCGTAGCCGAAGCCCTCACAGATACATTCCTTTACATTCGCCAAGCAAATGCCCTTGAGTTTGAGGAAGTCGAGATGGCTGATAACGGCTTTACCGGCGGCTTTGGTGTGCTTGAAACCTACGTCGAGTTTGACGACCTAGGCCAGCCGGAAATTAAGGTCAGAAGCGAAGATCCATTTTCCATATTTCCCGATGGATGGTCGCGCCGGTATGACTGGAACGAAGATGCTACAAGGATCAGCCGTGCTAAATGGATGGATGCCAAAGACGCTCAAGCAATGTGGCCGGCGAAGAAAAATCAAATAGGCGAGTTGGCCGATGGCAATATCTTGGGCCTTTTGAGCGACGTAATAGGCTTTAAAAACGAGAATTACGTCAATCCTACAACCCGTCGAGTGCGTCCGTTTGAAGTCTGGTGGAAGGAAAAGATCAAGGAAACTATCTGTCTTTTCGACGACGGC